ACCAACACCTTGCACGAGGGATTTCAAGGGGGACAGAACGCTGACAGATGGAAAGAATATAACAAGATCTGGACAGGAGATGGGGCTGAGCCTAGAGCAGTCAGCGAGGATACTGAATGGGACTCCGAATTTAACTTCAGCCAATTCCCAACTCAACCCCCTATTTGTGGAGGAGATGATGGGCTTCCCCGCCAATTGGACTCTATCACCTTTTCTAAATGGAGAAAAGAATCCATAATGGCCTATGGTAATGCAATAGTGCCACAAGTAGCATTACAATTATTCAAGACCATAAAACTTATGGAGGATGAACTACGAACAATTTAAAGAGAGATTAATAAAATCACAAGAGGCTGTCGTATTATTCAAGGAATATTTTGAAAAGCATGGGTATGAGGTAGAGATGCCAAATCTTGTCATAGCTCCTCATGCGGTTGGTGCTTTCTCTAAGTATGCTGACCAAGGGGATTTATTTATAACAAAGGATAATCAAAGGTTAATTGTTGAGGTTAAGCATAGTGGTGCTGATTTTGATTTAACAAATTGGCCTTATAGAACTATGATTGTTAATTCATTTACTGGATACAACTCAAAGAAAGATAAGCCTAATGTTCATATAATACTAAGCAAAGACAGAACACACTTTGCATCCATAAGGGACAACACCTTTGAGCATTGGCAACTTAAAAGAACCTACGATAGATATAAAAAAGACAACCTTTTGTTTTATTTTATTGATACCAAATATGTAAAATTTTTTAAACTATAATTATGATAACACTACAAGATTTGTATGACAGACCATTAAGCTACTCTTCAATAAAAGAGTTTGCTAAAAGTCCAAGGCATTTTATAAATTACCGAAACAAGCCTAAAGAAACTACACCAGCTTTGACTTATGGGTCAGCATTACATTGTATGCTATTACAACCACAAGAGTTCAACAATCAGTTTGTTGTTATTCCTAAGTTAGATATGCGTACTAAAGATGGCAAAGAAACTTATGCTAGATTAGAAGCGGAGTCAGTAGGCAAGACTATGATTGACGACAAATTACACAATGAAATATTTGGGGTAGCTGAGTATGTAAAAAGCAATCCAGAATTTGAGATACTAATGAGTGGGGCTAAGACGGAGGTTAAGGAAGCCTCTGAGATTTTTGGACTTCCTTTTATTACTATTAAGGATATTGTTAAGGCTGATTCAGTAGTAGATATTAAGACTGTTCAGAGTGGGCAAATAGATAACCTTATTAAGGACTTCTTTAATTATCAATATCATATTCAAGCTGCCGTTTATGGTGGCAATTTCGCGTTCTATGTAATAGAGAAGGGAGAGCCATACTACAATGGTTTGATTCAAGTATCAGCTGATTTTATAAGATATGGTAAAAAAGAATTAGAAAGATTGTGCGTAGGGTTTAACTATTGTCTTGAGCATCCAGAATGTTTCAATATGTCTTATGATTTTTGGTATATGGTGGAAGGAATTAAACCTATTATATCACTACCTTATTGGGTTAAAAATAACGACTAATGAAAATAGAATATACTCTTAAAGAGGTAAAAGATAACATCTTTGCTGTCATTGTCCCTAATGATTACGATAGGGCTATGCTATTTTGTAGGGTACAAGAATTCTATGAATCAGATAGTAAAGATTTTGTTGAAACCGATTTTGATATGTGGGAATATGTAAGATGGTATTCTATGAAGAATAAAAATTCTTTTACATATGCTAAAGATTGGAGTGGCTTCAACATACCTTTTAAGGTCGCAGTTAATTGTATGATTGGTATTAAGAACAAAACACCATACGATAATGTAATGGAGGAGATTATAGATGAGATTCTTAGGAACCATAATTATAGTTTGAGTAGTTATATCATAGGAACTAAGGCTGATAGTGGTATTACATTCAAGCACGAGATGTGCCACGCTTTATATTACACAAACAAAATATATAAAGAGACGGCAGATGTTCTTACCTATTCGCCATTGATACCAAAAAAATATAAAAAAATATTTAAAGATAATCTGATGTTATTAGGATATAACGAATCCGTTATTGATGATGAGATACAAGCTTATTTGATGACTAATTATAAGTCTAAATATTTTAGTAAAGGAGTACCTACTGATTGGATAAAGAGAACACACGAGTCTTATAAAGAACAATTAAACAAGTATATATGACAAAAAAAGAAAAAGTGACAACAGCGATTGGAGAGTTAAATGACATTATTGTTAGGTGCAGATATTTTATCCACGAGTCAAGCGTTATGCTGAAAAGTATTAAAGAAGATTTTACTGAAATATCATTTCCTATTGCTCACGAAAAAATTATTGAATTAGTAAAAGAAGAATTTGGGGTGGAGTTTGTAGTAAAGAGTAGAAAGAGAGAAATTATAAATGCAAGACACGCTTGTGCTTATTTACTCAAGAAGTTTACTGGCTTGACTCTAAAAGAAATTGCTGAATATGTTGGGCTCAAAGACCATACCTCAGTAATGAATAGTATTAAGTCAGCTACCAATTGGATGGCAACAGAGATAGAGTATAGGGTTAAAATTAAAAAATTAGAAAACGAACTTTGGAAATATCACAACGAATTATATGGTAACAATCTTCAAAAAGTATAGTGACATAGGCAACCCCTATAAAGTTAACTTACAAAATGTTTTGGATGGTATTAAAAATGGTAGGGCTAAAGACCAAGTAGAAAAGATTAGGCAAGAGACAGATCAGGAAGTAATAACTCAGCTTAAAAAAGAATTACCTTGCGTATTATTTGCTGGAGAGTTTACCATACCCATTAGAAAAACTAGGGAAGATGGCACTATCTACGAATCTTATCGTAATGATAATTCTTTAAGCATACATTCAAAGTTTATCCCATTTGATGTGGATGACATTGATGTAGAGAAGTACAAGGAAGAGGCTAAGAAAGACCCTTTTATCTATGCCTTATGGATATCTCCTTCTGGCACGGGACTCCACGGATTAATCAAGATAGCTGATGGAAATAAGCATGAGCAACATTACAACGCCTTGCTTAAAAGATATCCTATGTTTGACCCTACAGCTCGTAATCCATCAAGAATTCTTTTCTTTTCATACGACCCTAATATTTACATTAATTATGATAGTAAAACATTTTTTGAGGTCATAGAGAATGTACATAATGAGGGGATACTAATGACTGGCGTTAGTACTGACTACGCAAAGCTTAATATAGCCTCAAAAATGGTTCAAAAAGCTGAGGTGGGGAAAAGACATCACTCGGTAATTAAAGCGGCTTATTTGGTCGGAGGATGGATTTCTGGGGGACTTGTAGAGGAGTCTATAGCACAGAAAGTTTTAGAGTTTGAGGTTTTGAAGAAATTTGGGCCAAAAGAGGCTGAAATTGAGATTCAAGCAGTAGCTGATGGGGTAAAAGCTGGTCAGTATATGCCTATCAATGAGCTTGCTACCTATGAAAGGACAGCCATTGAGGAATTAGGGCTGATAGATGAAGAACTTTCTTTCTTAGTAAGCAACAAGGCTGATGAGGAGTACATAAGAAGATACAGAGCTGGGCTTATCCCTATGGGATTACCTTTTGGGTATGCTGATATGGACAAGTACCTTTTACTTAAAGAGGGGGAGTTTTATGCCCTACTTTCTCACGCACATACCGGCAAGACAGCTTTAACCTTTTGGCTGATATTCTTATCATCGTATAAATACGATTGGGGATGGGTAGTTTATACTGGGGAGAATAGAACCTCATCGGTTAAGATGAGAATGGTAGAACATTATGTAGGTAAGAAAATTAAAGAGTGTTCTGAGTTTGAATTCCAAGAGGCTTTAAAGTGGGTTAACGAGAGGATGTACTTTATCAATAACGATACTATGCATTCCTACGATGACCTTCTTAAATACGCTGAAAAGGTATCTAAATTCCATTCTATTAAGGGATTGTTTATTGACCCAATCAATGCTTTGAAAGTTAAGGGTAATTCTAAGTATGACAATGATATGGAAATGTATACTGATATGCTTTTGTTTACTAAAAGAACAAACATATCAATATTCGTAGCCTTGCATACTAGGAGCCAATCTCAAAGGGAGAGGGATAAGGATGGCAATCAGCTAATTCCTTGGCCTGCCGATGCTGATGGTGGAGCAGTACTTTATAATAAGGCTGATATATTCTTGACTATGAATAGAAATATTCAAGACCCTCAGACTTGGATGATAACCGAAATATATGTAAACAAAATGCGTAACAAGGATACTGGAGGTAACACAACCCCTAGAGGTCAGATGATTAAACTTATGATGAAAGATGCCGTTGAGTTTACAGATGAGTATGGTTGGCTTCCAATAAAAAGAGAAGGAAGAGTAGAGCCTAAGATAGATTATGTTCCACCAACTGAAGAAGAATTAGAAAAAATAATGCAAGAATTACCATTTTGATAAACTAAAATAATAACTTTGCGATATGAAAGTAATAAAATTCGGAGTCGCATTATATGATATGACTATATCCGATTTAGAAGAGAGAAGAGAAAAAAGGATTGAGTTTGATACAGCGAAAAAAGCTTGTGCTAAATTAGGGATAAGTGATAATGTTTTGAGAAGAGTAATTGCGAATAGAGAAAGGATATATATTGAAAATTATAAAAAAGAATTTGCCATCAGACATATAAAATCAGAATAATGGAAATATTAAATTTTAACCACAACTACAAACAAATTGCCATTAAAGCATTAAACAGAGCAAACACTATTTCAGAAGCTTCTAAGCTAATGGGTATTGAAGAGAGACAATTATACAATTGGATGAAAAAATATAAAATAAAAAAATGTATCTATGGAGAAACT